TTACTAACCCACAGCACGGCACGCTTGAGGTTTATCAAGCACCTATGTCTGCGGGCGATAAAGGCACATGGCGCTGGCGACTTAAAGCCGGAAATGGCCGTGTGGTTGCAAATGGCGCAGAAGCATATGTTAATCACGCGGATGTTATGCAAGCTGCGGCTAATATGCTCGATTATGATATGACTGAAGTTAAGATTGTTGAGGTTGCGCCTGAGCCTGCGCCCGTAAGGACACGTGACGGCAAGCCCATCGAATAGTAAAGAGATTGCTAGCGGTGAGTCCTTCCGGTTTATACCTGACTCCCGCCCCCACGGTTAGGTTATCCTCACCGTTAGCAATACTATAATATGCCCGCTGGTAGACCTGTCCAAACGCCTGAGCAAAGAGCCTTGCGCCTTAATGCGTACAAGATGTACCTTAACGGCGCGATGGAAGGCAAGAGAATATCATTTCGCAGCATTGCAATGACCCTCGGCGTTACGATGGGAGCGGTTCAATACTGGCGAGATCAAGATAGGTGGGAAGTTAAGGTTAATCAAGCGCTTACTGAATATACGCTTGAACAGACTGAATCAGCAAGTAATCTCGCCAATCTCTTACGCGCCAGTTTATATGATAACATGAAAGTTCTAAATAACATTATCCGCGATCCTAAAATGAAGCCGATAATAAGAATCAAAGCTATTAGCGAATACGCGGATATCTGTAATAAGCTTAAAGTGATTCAACCAGAAGATTTGACCCAAACTTTACCCGCCAAACTAGCTGCGGGATTCAAGGATGATTTAGATGCCTCAGATGTTCAGCCCCGAAATGCCGCAGCAGCCGTCGATGCCTCCGCCCCCTCCGGTGATGACAGGGCGCACGACTACCCAGACAACGACTCCCTTGCACCCGAATCAGCCGTCAACGGGATTGCTGGGAACGCCGGGTCAGATGGCGCAGCAAGCAGCGGGAATGACGATGCCTAACGAAGATGCTATGAAACGTAACAGCCCGTATGGGGGCATGGGAGTCGGAATTTAGTATGCCAGCCGCAGCCGCTATCCCAGCCGTGATTGGACTTCTTGGCGTCGGTGCCCAGATGTATAATGCATCTGAGCAGCGGTCGCAACAGAGTCAGTTTGCCAAGCAGCAGCAGCGTCAGGCGAGCCAAATGCCGCCTATGCCGCCCGAATTGGCACAACCTACTCCGTCAAGCACGCCATTACCAGGCAGCAACGCAAGTCCGCTTATTACACCAATGGGCCAGTATAAAGAGTCTAGTGCTACGGGTGGATTGATGGTTGATCCACAGCAGCAGCAAAAGCTGGGCGGAATGAGTGTCGGCACCTAATCCGACAGAAAGTGAACTGTCACTTAAGCATCTACTAGGTGACAAGTACCACCCGCTCCAACCAGAACTCATATTAGCTAAGGAATACGAAGTATGTGCAGTCGGGGGAATGGGTGCCGGAAAGACGTACGCAGCGTGCGTGGCAGCTATTCGCCATGCCGCGAAGTTTCCGGGAGCAAGAGTACTCATTGCGCGTTTCACGTACAAAGAGCTAATCGAGTCAACGAAACACCAGTTCTTCGAGATAGTCAAGCAGAAGGGATTACAGAAATACTTTGTCAAGCCTAGAGTATGGGACGTTCGGGAAGGTACAAATTATGCCCGTATGTCAAACGGGTCAGAGTTCTTCTTTACTAACCTCGACAAATCAATTGATAAGCATAAGAACGTTGAATACTCATTTATCTTCGTTGACCAGGTTGAAGAAATAGAGTTTGATGTCTACCAGATCCTCCTACTTCGGTGTAGACTTACAGCGGCTCCTGCGTCTGAAAGACACGTCGTCAGTGTTGGAAACGACGAAGGAGACAACTGGATCAGACAGCGCTTTCTCACGTACGAAGCCCCGCACGGTCGGCCATCGCTTAACGCCTCACGCAAGCTTGTGCGCGGTTCGGCGTTGGAGAATCCGCACCTTGATGAAGGGATACGCGCGCAATACTTAATGCTGCCGCCAGAAATGCAAAGACGTTATGTTTATGCATTGATGGAAGCGGGATCAAGCAGACTGTTACCAGGATGGAGAATAGTTGAACCATTTGACATTCCCGGACATTGGCCTAGGTGGGTTGGGATTGACCCGGCTAGATCATCTGGTGTTACTGCCGCGTTATGGGTTACCGTTAATCCTGATAAAGAAGCTTGGAAAGGCGTAAATCCCAATGCGCCACACTTTTACGCAGAGTATTGGGCAGAGGGTAGAGACGCTGAACTCCACGCTGACGCGATTCGGCAGATCAATTACCCGTACAACCCTCGCGCTCAGATTATGGATCGCACTTCCTGGTCTGCTTCTTTCATGTCTAAGAAACACGGCAGCATATCAGTGGCAGACTTGTACGTCCAAGCGGGATTGCCCGTTGTGCCGAGTCAAGGCGATGAATGGGCCAGAGTCATGCTGTATATTAACGCTCACAGACGAGGGCTTACGGTATCTCAACGATGCACAAACCTCATACGACAAGGCCCTAGCTATCGCCTTAAGGGACAGATCGTCGGGGATAGTGGAAATAGAGCGTTGAAGATAGCCGCTAAATCAAGCTTCCACGCAGTTGACGCGGGCGGGTATGCGTTATCCCTTATTCCAACTAAGGTAGTTGCGGTTGACATAAGGGAAATTCGGCAGGCATTTGATATTGCAGATGGACTTGATGAAGGCTCGTACCGGCATTGGGAAGAGTTTAGGCGTACGCTCCCGATGCGCAAAGGGAATGAGTCAATCGTCACGCCCGGCTATGATGACGAGTTGCAAGATACCGACCGACGCGACGATACGGACATGAGAAATGTGGAAGACGAAATCTGGTGAGATAGCTGTCCTTCAAGCAGAGCTAGCCGCCGAGCGGCGTGCGCATGAGCGCCTCCGACTTGAATACGACACACTCTATGCAGACTTCAAGCGCATTGTTATGACTATGGGAAGCACGATTGGGGGCAGGCCCCTTCAGCAAGTAGACTTCGAGCGTGACCCCTATGCTGAAAATGACAAACTACCTGACGAATGGATGACACCCGCAGCGGATGAAATTCCAAACGTGAGAGATATTGAAGAGGCTTTGACCCCAAGTGCCGACTAGCGAAATCGTAAGCTCTACGCGCGCGAGCAAAGGTGCGTCTGCTCCACGCGAAGAGTCTAACGCGTCTAAAGGTGGTGGTCAGGCTGGGACGGCAACCAATCTTGACCAAGCATTAGTACGAGAGCTTAAAGAACGCCTTAGTAAAAGGCGTTGGTTGGTCGAGCGCAACTGGTGGGGAAACATCCTCTACCTTTTAGGAGTACAGTGGGTTGTTTATGACACCAATGCGCGACGTTGGCGGCAGCGCAAGCTTTCGCCAAGCGTGCCTACGCCGATTACTAACCTATTCCGCGCTACGCTTGATACGGTCAAGTCAGCCATTGCGCAACATGAGCCGCGCTTTCTTGGCACACCAATGCGAGACGATCCAAAGGCGATTGCTGCAGCGAGTACAGCGGATGAGCAGCTTCAAGTCATTCTAGAGGAAGGCGGCTTTCGTAAAGCGCGCCGTAGAATGCTGGATTGGCTTATTCCTACAGGTAACGCGTTCGTTGAGGTTGTATGGGATTCCAGTCCTGAGACGGGGATGGACGAGATTCCCTACGAGAAGTGTACGCAATGTAATACTGAGTTTATGCCCGATCAGATTGATCCGACAAACCCTGCGTGCCCTTCTTGCGGGAATAAGATCCTCGTCGATTCCGAAACTATGGCAGTTTCAGTCCCTAGAGGATCAATCCGCTTTGATACGCACTCTCCGTTTGAAGTATACCTTGACCCTGCGATTGACGAACTGGAAGAGAATCCATTTATTCTGTTAGTTGAGTCCTATACGAAAGAACAGGTTGCAATGCAGTGGTCGGTAGATGTAGAGAGTGATTACGAGTACGCTGGGACTGGACAGATGTTCAAAGAGAACGCTGCTACGCTTGCGAGTCCAGGGATTGCGCTCCCGCTTGGCGCTCTGAGTGCGCAAGATAGAATGAATCGCATTACTGTCTACCGCGCATTCATTAAGCACCATAAGGAATATCCCGATGGCGCGTACCTGGTGATGACTGCAGCCGGGAAGATGCTTGAAAGAGTAGCGCCTTTCCCTTGGCAGCGTAAGGTTACCGGTAAGAAGTTCTACCCGATGGTTATGTTCAAGTTCGGCGAGATTGGCGGTCGCGCGTGGGGATACACCCCAGCAGACGACTTGCTGCCTAAGCAGTATCAGCTTAACAAAGCTGAATCGCTGTTTACGTTAATCATGGCGCGGATGGCGAATCCAGTCTGGTTGATCCCGTCGAATAGCAATCCAACAAGAATCACTGGCGAGATTGGGCTACAGATTGAGTATACACCTGGAGCGGGCGGAATTGGTCCGCAGCGCGTACCCGGCGCAGAAGCTCCTCAATCACTCGTTAAGTATATTGCTGATATAAGGAACGCCTTTGATGAGTTATCGGGAGCGTTTAGTGCGGTCAGAGGCAGACAGGTTGGCACTCGTACGCCTGCTAGCACGGTTCAGCAGCTTACTGAGCGCGGTTTCGGGCGTTGGGCTACGGTATTTGACCAGCTTGAAGAGGGATACGAGGATCTGGCCCGAATAAGCTTAGAAGTCTGGCGGCAAAATGCTAACTCTCCACGTGTAAAGGCCGTCAAGAATGCAATCGGTGGTTGGTCATTCCAAGAGTTCATGGCGGCGGATTGGGATGATGGGGTAGATATCCAGGTGGAAGCTGGATCTGCGCGGCCTAAGACGCAGATGCAAAAGCTCCAAACTTATCTCTACCTAGCTCAAGCGGGCATTCTCAACCTAGCTGACGCGGCGCAGAAGATCAAGATTCTTGAAGACGTTGGAATGTCCAACTTACTGCCCGGTGTTCAAGAGGATACCAAAGCCGCGTATAAAGAGAATGCTGACTTTATGCAGTGGGCGCAGCAAGCTACGCAAGCTATCATGAATAGCAATATTATGACCGCTGAAGGCCAGCAAGCGGCGCAGGCTCCTATGGCAGACCAGCCAATTATGGTGCATCCATTAGTCGATGAACACTCTCTACACTTCCTTACACACAGAAGGCTGTGTTTGACTGAAGAGTTTAAGGCGCTCCCTGACCAGATCCAGAATATAATGTTCCAGCATATGCTTCAGCATAAGCAGGATCAGCAAATGAGTATGATGGTTCCGCAAGCGCCAAGTCCGCCTGCACCAGGTATGAGTAGCGGAGCGGTTCAATCAGGCCCGAATCAACCGGCTGGCCCACAGACTGCGTAATGGCGCGTATCATCCTCGTGCGGCACGGCGAGACTAAGTTGAATACCTCTCCTGAAATGATTAGAGGATGGAAAGATGTCCCGCTTGATGCGCACGGTAAGCAGCAGTCTAAAGAGGTTGCTCAAAAGCTCAGTAAGCTAGGTACCGTATCTAAAATCTATACTTCAGATTTGCAGCGTGCTGGTGATACTGCTGACGAGCTTAAAGAAGTTCTTAACGCACCTCTCGAAAAAATGCGTGCGTTACGTCCGTGGGACGTTGGGGCGTTAGCAGGAGTTCCGCTTGATGATCGCGTGCGTAAGTACGCTGCTAAGCTAGTAGTCAATTCTAGTAAGAAGGCTCCCGACGGCGAATCGTTCAGTTCTTTCGTCCACCGCTTCAAAGGGGCGATAGATAAGATTACTAGCAAAGCGCTAACTAGTGATAAACCTGTTGTAGTAGTTACGCATAGTCGCAATATTCGCGTCTTTCTGACATTCATAGAGAGCGGACTAAGCGGCGTGTTCGCGCAGCCGCCTTCTAAATGGCTTGCTAAAGACGAAGATCCGGTCAAACCCGGACAATATGTAGAACTCAATTTTAAGCGCGACCGCTGGGTTGCGGGAGAGCCTAAGAATGGCTAAAGACACGTACGAGACACCAACATGGCGTAAGCATGGTCAGCCTGCAATCAAGACTGAAGAGAATCGGTCTGGTAGCAAGCGCACCAGCAAGCACGTAATGGATGCAGCGCGGGAAGCCAAATCGTCTGCCCGTTGGGACGATAAGGGCCGTCCAACACACGGCGCGAATGTTCCCGGCTATAACAAGGGGACCGGGACGCCGGGATATGTTAAATCCGCTGCGCAGGCTGCTGAGAAGTTGACCAAGCTGGGCGCGCTTGATTGCGGCTACGGCAAGCAAGAGGTTCATAAGTCGCATCGTCAGAATGGGTGGACTGAAGGTAAGCCTGAAAATAAGAAGGATGCGGGGTACCGCAATCCAATGAAGGAGACACCATAATGTATCACGCAATGAGCCTTCTCGTCGCCGCCGCGCTTGTCTATGCCGGTTGGTATCTTCGTAAGTGGTGGAAGGGCTAAATCATGCCAGCGGTCAGCGATAAGCAGCAGCGGTTTATGGGTGCGGAGTTGGGCCGTAAGCGGGCAGGCAAGAAGACGCAGACGGGCATGTCGGAATCTCAACTTAGCGACTTTGCTTCTAATCCAAAGAAGAAGAAGAAATCAAATGGGGGCACTCGCGGCGGAATGGCTGTCGGGATGAATCCTGGAAAGGGATACTAAAATGGCGCTTATGTATGTTCCGTCAGATTCTCGTACCGCTTGTGCGCGGTGTGGATTTCCAATCGCTAGTTTGGATTATCACTTTCAGGCGATTGCTTCCGGTGACAATACCGCAGCGAAGATTTATAATCTCGTCGCGGCTGCGCCAGCGTCCAGCTTCACGATGCTTCGCTGGCAGTGCCGTCAGAGCTAATAATGGCTTCAATGGGCACGCAGTACGCTCAGGAAGCCTTCACGCCTAAGAAGAAGAAGAATAAAGCCCGCAAAGAGGGCATGGGCACTGTTACGCAGAAGCCTACGAAGAATCAAGATATCAGTGGCGCAGTCGATAAAATGGGCGATAACGCTAAACGATCAACCAAAGGCGGCGTCCGTGGTAATGGGATGACCGTGGGAATGAGGTTTTAACATGGCTGAGAATAAGGATCTTGGGTTTGGTAAGAAGGGTAAGCAGGACATTAAGGAAGGTCGCGGGCGCGATGCAGCGGCTGACTTTAAGAAAGCTGACTCCCCTAAGTCCGTGAAGTCGTATTTGGGCGAAGGCTCTAAGTACAAGCACGCGAGTAACTAATAATTATTAGACTATAACCCGCTACTCCAAGCGGCGAATTGGAGACTCAGGTAGGCTCCGATTACGCCAAAATCGTAAAGGAGATTAGTATGCCTGAAGAGACAGTCGTAACGCAACCAGTTGTTCAACCCGTAGTTACTGAGCACAACCCATATGCGCCGTATGGGCTTGATCCGCAAGGCAATCCGCTTACAGCAAAGCCTGTCGAGAAGCCTGTTGATCCGGCTGCGGCAGAGATTGCGGGCCTTAAAGAGACTGTCGCCAAGATGGGCGAGCAGATTAAGGCTACCGAGTCAGTTACTAAGCAAGCTGCTATCGTTGATAAGATCATTAAGGCGATTAGCGGTGAAGGCGACCAGACGGACCCTAAGCAGTATAAGGCTATCTTTGAAGACTTGAAGCGGATTAGCCCGCCTGGCGTCAGAAAAGCGCTTGAAATGCTAGAGAATGACCCACAGGCGCTAGATAGGCTGACGGGTACAGTTGAGAATGTGCAGATCCAGCAGTTAGTCGGCGTCAATCAGTTGGCGCATCAGCGAGTGGTAGAGTTAGCGAGTAAGGCGGGCTTCAAAGCTTCAACTGATGCTGATATGAATAAGATGGTATTCCCATTCGAGCGTGCCATCACAGAAGTCATCAATGCTAATCCTAAGCTTAAGGAAGCATTCGTTAACGGTAATGTAGAGATTATTGACGAAGTGTTTAACTCACTCGTTTCCCCGCATATTGCGCAAAGACTGCGGGAGAAGAAGTCGCGGCAAGAACGTTCTGCCGTGACTAAGACGCCGCCATTCGGTAAAGCACAACCGCAGGCGACTAGTGATAGTAAGACTGAAAATAAGCCTGATATTCGTACGCCAAAAGGGCGTGCTGAATTTCACAAGGCTGCATCCGCGAGGTTCTTTGATAAGATTGCCTCAAGGGATGAAGAGTAACATTAACCTGAGCAGTCCTGTAGATATGGCCTATCTATGGGTAGCCAAATAACCTAAAGGGAGATTTACTACCCATGGCTATGGATCTTGCTGCAATTAATCCTCTTCTGAAGGACGAGTACGAGGATTACGTTGCTGAGCTAGTCCACACTGAGACTACCGCCCTCGATTTGTTTACTGAGGGCGATACCGAGAGTGCGGACGGGCGGCGCGTGATTATTCCTGCCCACCTTCGTAGGGATCATGCTGGTGTCGGCTTCGTCGGTGAAGGTCGCCAGCTTCCTACCCCGGCTGCGGAGCAGTCGGCGTTCTATACCATTCCGTTCCGCAAGTCTGCTGCCCGCTTCCAGATTACCAAGGAAGCTATCGACCAGGCCCAGACTAACCGGGGTTCATTTGTGCGGACGCTTTCGTACATTATGGACCATCTAGTTGAGAACCTTGTTGACATTCGTAACAAGGCCATGTGCCACTACGGCGCTGACATTCTCGGGCTAGCCACTGGATCAGCGGCTTCTGCGACGACTGTTGGTGTTGACTCGCCGGGCGGGGTTGCGCTTCCTACGGGCGTGACTAACGGTAGCCGGTTCTTTCAGGTTGGGCAGATCATTGCCGCCATTCGTAACGGTGCCATCCTTACGGGTACGCCGCTTACCGTGACGGGCATTGCGCCAGCCGGTAACTTCGCTAACATCACCGTTGCTACGAACACTGCCGACCTTGAGGATAACGATATCCTGGTGCGCGCGGGTTCTACAACGATTACGGACATTGCGGATACTTCGTACTTCCAGCCTCCGATGGGACTGCTTGGGATGGTTGATGACGGGACTTACGTCATGGACTATTTCGGTATCTCGCGGGCGACTTGGGACGTTATCAAGTCATTCGTGTTCCCGGCTGTCGGGCCGCTGTCGAGCGATATCCTTCAACAGGGTATCGACGTGGCGTACTCGCGCGGTCGTGGGCGGCTCAGTAAGTTCGTGTGCGAGCAGGCGGTTAGACGGGCGTATCTCCTGATTGCTGAAGGCGACAGGCGGTATGACCTTGGAGTGTCTGGCGGGAACGGCAACTGGAACCCAGACGCCGGTACTCGTGCGGGCCAGCTTGGTAAGACGGTTACGTGGTCGGGGATTGAGATTCTGGTCGATTATAACTTCCCGTACGGGATTATGATTGGGCTCGATGACTCTACTCTCGTGCGCTACACTGTCGTGCCGGGTAAGTTCGAGGATTGGGGCGGATCAGTGCTTCTCCCAGCGGCGGGTACGCATACTGCTACTGGACTGTTCTATATCTACGATAACTTCTTCCTTGACGCGCCGAATAAGTGCGTTAGGTGGGATGGTATCGACGTTAACGTGTCTAACATCCACGTTGAGTAAGTAGTTTATACGGGGAGGGACCGCAACCTCCCCCCTTCTAGGAGATTAAATGAACATCGCTACTCTTGGTAAACAAGTACAAGTCGTTAACCGCGTTAGAGACGAGAACGGTAAACCTGTTCAATATGACGCCTGGATAGACGGCACAGTGCTTGTTATCCAAGAGTCTGTGTCACTTCCAGAAGGTGTCGCAAGGATTATCGTTCACGGTTCGATGTACAAGATTGACCCGCTTTCCCAGGCTGGACATTACAAGCTTGGTGTTGCAGATTGGGGAATGCCCGTCGATCCAATTTCGGTTGCAGAGTCCAAACCCCTTGAACTCATTGAGCGCGAGAGTTTGGGGCCTAATCGTCAGTTTGGCGCTAAAGATGAGTTCGGGCGTACGCTAAAGGCGCATCGGATCAATAATCCGATTAGACGGCATGATCCTATTTCAGCTAACATTCCCGGCCCTAATCAAGATGGCGTAAGGCCAGCAGGGTTTGGCGATAACATCTAAAGGGAGCTACTTAAAATGAGTCTCGGTAATTACGGTGCTACAAAGAATCTCATTCAGGGGTTACTGACTGACCCGGAGGAAGAGAACCGGATTGGTGGCGTTGCCGCCCTATTCCCGGACAATCAAGGCGTGGCAATGTTTCCAGATTTGGTTATGGAAGTTGCTGCCCGCGCTGATTTGGACCCTAGCAAGAATCTTAGAGTTCGAATTGCGCTATTTGACGGTACGAATGACGTAGACGTTTCTACGACTCCTGCGCTTCTTCTTGGCGTGGTGGCGTGGACGAATGCGAACGCGGCAGAGGATGAGGCGGTTCTGTTCTATAATACGAACACGCCGACTGAAGGGACTACGCGGTATCTGGCGATGGTCAACGTTCCGGCTGGCGGGACTGCGGCGACTGCGCGTGCAGCGGCTGTGGTGTATGCTGAGCCGGTTGTGTTTGATACTGCGCTGACGTTTAGCGTGGTTGATAACGGTGCGGACGGGGATATTGAAGGCTCGACTCTTGGCGATGCCAGCGGGACTAAAGTTCTAGTCGTTTACGCGAACTAGGCCTGACGGTCAAGGAGGCCATAAATGATTCGCGATAAGAACGTAGAGTGGTTAGAGAAACGGGTGTATATCCCGGTTACAGCATTCTCGGCGTATGCTGGAGCGTGGGTTGGAGTTGGTACGGGCGCGCCAGTGCCGCTAGAGTTGAGTACGACTGGTATGGTGACGCTTCCTGTGGACGCGCTTGACGACGTGGCGCATATGATGATGGTTCCGTATGACCTGGACCGGGGTAAACAGATTCGGTTCCGTGTGTGGTGGACGCAAACGTCAACTACAGCGACGGATTCAGTTACCTTTGTGCTTACCTATCAGGCAGTTATCGAGTCAGATAACGTTCTTGGGACAGTAACGTCTAACACGGTTATGGTTGCGCCAGCTACCGCGCTCAATACCGTGATTCCGGTGCTGGACCTTTCAACGGGTGTTGCCTTACAGGCACAGGCGACGGGGTTTGGAGTTATCAATAAGAACGTGCTTGCGGATACTACGGCGTTCTTGAACATTCAGATTGCCGTTCCAGATATTGGTACGTTCACGGCAGATGAAGTTAGCATTATGGGACTTGAAATGCGTTATACCCCGCGCCAGATGGGCGGGCCTGAGAAGAATATTCGTGGTGGGCGCAGACTGAAACTGACGCGTCCGCTGAGTACCGTGCTTGCAACGTCGTCTACTGACGGTGGACCGCAAGAAGGTTAAGTAATTAACTAAAGGACGCGGGGCGTCTAGAGGCCCCGCCTTCCTTTCAATAAGGGAGCCTTATCTATGCCTTCGTATGCTTGGAATGGAATTATTGCACGTCCGCTTATGCCCAAGGCCGGGGATACGGTTAACAGTGAGCCGTTCCCTGTCCCACGCGCCGCCGATACAATGACTGTACACCTTACCCCGAATAGTGCAGGCGCGACATTCTCGCTTCAGACACTCTCTCCCACTATCGCTGCTGATGGTACAGAAACATGGCATACCATTAAAGTTGTCCAACTTGAAGCCGCAGCCGATGCTTATCCCGCACTCGATTCAATCCCTGAGCAGAGCGCTATTGTATTCTATAAGTCTCAGTTTGGTACAGGTGTGCTCAGATTCGTCAGTGCGGCGGATGAATCGGGCGCGCCATTCAATATTGTAGTTGTGTTTGGGTTCTAGGAGACAATTATGGCACAGCTTGTAGACGCGAGAGTTTGGACAGTAGATAATCTTATTATTAACAGTACGCTTGTCTTTGCGCCTTCTGTTCTTCCAGTGAGTACGTTTACGGTAGGTACGCTTGCTGTTAGTGGCAATACTACTGCGGGTGGAGATATTACGCTTGCGAACAATAAATTTCTGCTCGGAACAGAGACGACTGGAGCTACAAAGAATTTAATATCCCTACGCGGAAATAACCAGATTGTAGTGGGCGATACCGGAGAAGCAATAAATATATTAGGGGTTATCATTAATCGCCCAGAATTCAACAATGGCTTGATTATATCTGGTGACGCACTTCACATTACGGTTGCTATTTCAAAGATTATCCCTGGCGCTACGTCTATGTCGCTACGGAATAATGCTGATAACGCAGATAACATCCTTATAGCGGACGGCGGAACAGTGACTGTGAGAAGTCTTGCAGGCGCTGGCTCACGCGCAGTCGTTGCCGACGCTAACGGTGTATTGAGCGCGCCATAATGACCGCTGAAGAACACATTAAAGCTTATATTGCTGAGCTAACCGTTCAAGTCTGTATCCTTAGAGCAGAATTGGATAAGGCTAATGCTGCCAGAAAAGACGCTGAGACAGTACGACAAAGCTCTTAGACTCCGTAAGTCGTTTGAGTCTGACACAGTGCTACTTGAGCGCAAAGTTGCGCGAGGGAAGATAGGATCGCTAGGGCCAGACGGAATGCTATGGAGCAAGGATGTTGGGCGTAGACGTGAGGAAGGACATGTACTACTCATGTCTATTCATCGGGATGAATTTGACACGAATAAGCTGCTTGACACGCTAAAGGCGACGGATAGCTGGAAGCGGGATGTACCGATCTGGAGGATGGTTGAGGAAGCAGATAAGCGGAAAGCTGCGCGGGACGTGCGCAACCGTCAAATGGGGTTGCGGTATAAGGCAAGCGCACTGTATGACAACTATGTTTGGTGCTACAAGTCTCGCGTTAACGTTCCTACACAAATTGGTTAAAGGATGATAATGTACAAGCTGCGTAATTGGAAGGCAATACTGCGGGGATTGTTATATGGGAATACCGTATGGCTAGGCGATATTGCGTTTACTAGCAGACTGTACGCTAAAGTTATCTACGCCAATGGGAAGACTAAGAATCTAGGCTTAATCTCTAGGCGAGTGGTCACTACAGCAGGCGTGAGATTCCTTTGTGATGACTTTAACGCGGGCGGGACAGAGATAAGTAATATGAAGTTCCACGCGATGGGTACGTCAAATACTGCCGAAGCAGCAGCGGATACGCTACTTGGCGCAGAGGTTGAGACGCGTACGTCTGGTTCACAGGCGAGTGCGACTTCAGGTGCGAATGCTACTTATACGACTGTAGGGACGATTACTGCTACTGCTCCACGGGCAATTGTTGAGCATGGGATATTTAGCGTCATTACTACGAATACGATTACCTTATGGGATAGATCAGTATTCGCGGTGATTAACTTAGCGATTGGCGACTCGATTCAGTTTACTTACGTCTTGACTGCTAACTCAGGCGGATAATGGCTAACGGGACTGGAAGCGCTACACTTAACTTTGGCGCTGCGCCTGGTACGAACCACGCTACTATCACGGTAACGGGACAGGTTGGGATTACATCTGCGTCCTTTGTTGAAGCTTGGCTTCAAGGTAACGATTCCACTGCGGACCATAACGGCTACGAGCATAAGTTCCTCTCGAATTATATCGGGTTTGCTGCAGATAATCTTATTGCGGGAACCGGGTTTGATATAAACGCCTTTACTGAATTAAGGCTACGCGGACTACTAACCGTTCGTTGGGTATGGAGCACATAAATGGCCGGAATTAGGGTTGAAGGCAATACGTCTGGGAACGTTGCCGAGGTTGATGCTACAAACAACCTCAAGGTATTAGTTCCGACTACAATTGGCGTTGCCCAAACAGGCTTTACTGCGGTTGCGGGCCGGAACGACGATGGGACGATTGTAGCAGCGGGCAGAGTTAATCGTGGATATGTAACTGAGGGGCAGAGTCAGAAGGTTACGCAGCCTCTTCTTCTTTGGGACGATACCTTCAATGCTACAGCACAGAATACGTCAAAGTATCGATTCGGCTCTACGACTCAGACGGGTGCGCAATCGGGCGGGTTCTTAATCCTCAACAACTCTTCGATTACTACTGCTAACACGAACTCAGCATTACAGACGTTCAAGACGTTCCCGCTATTCGGGAAGACTGAGTTACGCGTCAATATTTCCGCACTATTTACGCAAGTCCCGCAAGCTAACGAGACATATGAATGGGGCGTATTCACTACTGCAACGCTTCCAAACGGTACGGCTCCTACTGATGGCGTATTCTGGCGGCGTAATACTTCAGGCGAGCTTCGCGGCGTTATTAACTTCAACGGAACTGAGACGCAAACCGCTGCAATCACTGCACCTTCAGTTAACGTCAATCATGACTATGTAATCGTTATTCAAACGAATACGGTTCTGTTCTATATTGACGATATTCTGCGCGGCGTTCTTACGCTTCTGACTGACGCGCCGACGCAAGGACAGCCGATGATTCAAGCGGCTGTGCCGTTGACCATACGTTATATCATTGGGGCTTCAACGCCCGCGCTCGCGTCACAGATCAAGGTAAGCGACGTTTTCATTACCGTGCTTGGTTCAGATACGGGGCGTATTTGGAGCGAGAATAAAGCTGGATTCGGCCATATGGCGTACCAAGGCCAAAACGGCGGTACGATGGGTACGACCGGGCTGAATGCTAACAACTCCAACCCGGCTGCTACTGTACCGACGAATACAACGGCTGCGCTGGGTGTAGGATTGGGCGGCAAGTTCCAAGAGACGCTAACACTAGCGGCGGCTACGGACGGAATTATCATGTCGTTCCAGAATCCGCTTGGTAGCGTTACTCAGACGCCGCGAAATCTAGTCATTCGTGGTATAGCCATTGGCGGTGTGTTTACGGTTGCAATCGTTACCAGCCCATTAACTGGCGTGCTTTCGCTCGCTTATGGACACACAGCCGTGTCAATGGCTACTGCCGAATCGGCGTCGTTTGCCACACCGGGACCGACTGCTAAGGCTCCGCGAAAGATTGCACTTGCGGCGGTTGGGAGCACTGTAGCAGCAGGAGTTATTGGACAGACGGTTGCCGGGCTTCCTACATATTATGCGTTCACTTCGCCGGTTGTGGTTGCGCCGGGCGAGTTTATAGCGATTACGCACTGTAAGATTACGACTGCGCCAACTGCGGGCGCTATTATGTGGACGTTCATGCTTGACGCTTACTTTGAGTAAGAAATGTGTCATTACTTCTTAAGCTTGGCGGCGCTGGCGTACAGACATTCTTCCAGAATGTAGCTGGAACACTAACTACTTCAGGTGCATTAAGTAAGCGTGTCAATAAGTCACTAGCTGGAACGTTAACATTCGTAGGTACGCTGACTACCCAAGCTGCGCATGTCTTAGAGTTAGCCGGTACACTAACATTCACGGGCGCGTTAAGTAAGTTAGTTGGTAAGTTATTGGCCGGTACACTTACCCTTGTGGGCACGCTGACCAGCCTATCAAGCTTCCTACTCCAGATAGCCGGGTCAGTCAGCTTTAGCGGAGACCTCACTAAACGCGTTGGGAAGCTCCTAGACGGCCTTTTAACCTTCTCAGGCAGTCTAACCACTGCTGCGACGTTTAGAAGGGCACTGGATGGCACCTTGACGCTTACAGGGGCATTAACGAAGGGCGTGGGGAAGGTTACTAGTGGGGTAGGTACATTTGCAGGCACACTAACCCTACTTATCAATGTAGGTGGGCAGAAACTGGCCGGTACGCTTACATTCAATGGTATCTTCGCAACCTGGTGGAAACTAAGAGAGAAATGGTTGCCCGCATTCTGGGAGCGCCACGATGACCAGCCAATGCCTATTCCTAAGATACCTGACGGGACGACTATATTGACCGATACGAACCCTAATGACCCTCAGAATAAGGTTAGACCAATACAATGAACTTGGCTCAACTGGTCCGCAAGGCACGCCTAGGGGTGGATGCTATCTTACCAGGCGGGGTTGTGTCTAGCCAATGGTCAGACGAAGAGGTAGTCGATGTTGTTAACGTGGCGTATGAAGAGGTATATAGGCGCTATCGGCTAGCTAGGCAGAAATGGGGCATGGTCACGGTTAGACAGGATGACCCGCCCTTTACGCGTGATGGCGAGACGTATACGCCCTCTACTGCGTTGACCTTTACCGGCTCGTCAATCTCCTCACCAGTTAGAGTGACCTTACCGGCTGACTTTGGCGAGATGGTTAGAATACTCTGCTTGAACAATAGAACGGTAAGATTCTTACCCTCTGAAATGGAATCCTACCACTGGATAGATTATGAGCAGCGCGCATTCGACCTTAGCGGCAATACTCTCCTACTCAATACCCCTGATGGTTTGGTATTCCATTACGATCTTATTGCCGGGCGCACTCTTGTGCTCGTACCGCCTACTACGGGAACGTTCAACATCCAGATAGACTATATACCATTAAAGCGACCGCTGTATGTCTCGTTAAATGGAACAGTGACGCAAGCTGGAACAGCGCTAACCGGCGCAGGGACTACTTGGGTTACTGATAACATCTTTACTGAGAATACACAGAATGCTGCTGAGTTAATTACGTTAGCAAGCGGTAATCAGGATCTTCAGAACGCTACAATTAGCATGAATAAGGACTATCCGCGCATTGCCAGTATTACTAACGATACTGCTGCCGTAATGGTTGCAAGTGCGACAATTGCGCCAGCTACCAGTGCGATTGTGGCAATGGTTCCTGTGTTACCGCGTGACATTCACCGCTGGATAGCAGAGTTAACTTCCGCCTTTATGCTCAAGAAAATCAACCCTGAGCTAGCAGATAAGTTTGCCATGGACCTGTTGAAGCGCTTAGAGGAATCTATACGCCCGACCGCTGGAAGGCGTCAGGGCCAGGAGTCACGCGTTACGGAAGATGCTGAAGAGTTTGGCATCACGAGCGCGTGGTAGACTATGACTCTCCCTCCCTTTTTGGAGCTACCGACTGTGAATGACAGCGATCTTATGCTCTTCTGGATTACGTTTATCGCGGTAATCTGGGGATTCTATGGTTGGTACATTTATAAGTTATTTAAGAGGGATAAGAGGTAATTGTGGCGCACATAGCCACACTTCCTGAAGAGCCTTTTGTCAGTTTTGAGCGCGGGATTGACCGTGAAGATCCGCGTTCAGATATTGCCAAAGGTGGATATGACGATGCGTCAAACATCTTACTTAGGTGCCTTCCGCAAGGCGGGACGCACGTCTGTTCAATCCGAGCAGATCTATCGCTTGACTCGGTAAGATTCGCTGACCTAGACGGCAATACGGTATTCGTTGCGCCCTTTACATTCAGTACTTACGTAGCTAATGTACTTACATTCAGTACTCATTTAATTATTACTACTAATACTGGCGCAGTGTGGCGGTATGATATTGGAGCGCCCGGTACGCTAACAATAGTTAGGCGTGGCTTCAACAATACCGCTAATGAAATGTATTGGACGCATACGGTATTCGACCAGTGGCTTATCACACTCAACGGGCGCGACGCGCCAATGAAGTATGGGCAGCACTTCCTTGCGCAAGGAGAAGCACGCCCATTCATGTTCCCGTTAGGGAGCAAGCCTGTTAGTCCTGTCGGCGCAACGATTACTGACGAGAACTGGACAGGTGGGACATTCGTAGCAGATGCATCAGTTCCAGGTGGGGGAAGCAGAGTCCACACACAATCACTTCAAGTCGCGGCTAGTAGTAATGCATTCAATAGCTGGACTGTTGCTAAGAACTTCTTAAGCGGTCCTTACCCTTATGGCGGGACAGACTTTACCGGAACGGACTTCCTCAACTTTCAGGTATTCAAAGCTGCTGGGACAGCTAATGTTCGGATACGATTTGGCGATGATGCTAACGCCAATTACTTCGAGTTTACTCAATCTGTTGGACCATCAGCTAGCTGGCAGCAATTCAGCCTATTGCGGTCAAGTGCTACTACAACGGGAACGCCTGTTTGGTCAGACATAAAGCGCGTTACCTTCTTTAACGATGATGGCGCAAACGTCGTCTACTTTGATGATCTCTACTTCCTCTACGCTAATGCCCCGCCAGCGTTACAGGTTGCCACTTGGCATAAGACGCGCATTGTTGGCGGGGGAGCGCCTACAGCAGGCTCTACAACTCCTACGCTTGCTAACTTGTACTGGTCACGGGCGCTATTCCCAGACGAGTTCCCTCCTGAGAATGCTACCACAATCTCAGGCGGCGTTAATGCGCTCTCGCAAGCTAATCGTATCACCGCTGTACGTGAGTTAGGTTCAGGAGTTATCGTAGGGACTCCATCAAGCATATCTTCCTTTACTCTTGACGCTGCGGGCAACCCTATAGTGTTAATGGTCACGAATGAGCACGGGATTGACAGCCATAAGTCTATGGTAGAAACGCCTGATGGAGCATTACTCTTCTTTTGGCAAAGAGGAATATATGTAATTCGCGCAACATGGCGGGCGTATGGGTCAGGTAAGATTGCTAATCTTCTGAGCGATCTTTGGCTTATTGAGCCCTGGTGGACGCAAGGCGTATTTGACGAAAAGACGCAAACAATTAGATTCTGGTTTAGACAGAAGCCCGGCTCGCCGTCAAAAGTAAATACTGGCGTTATTGAAGATTTCGTCCGTTCGCAAGAGTTAGGTGAGGGTGTTTGGACCAGCACTATGACGCAAGTGGCAGACTTTGCCGTGCCAGCTATTATTAATGGTGAGCGCGAAGTTATATACGTTAGGTTTGACGGTAAAGACGTTATCCGCATGGGCGTCGGTTCGCAGAATCCAGCCAATCCCTTTGATGGCGTTCAATCAAGTGTTCAACTTCCTTGGATGGCAAGGGAGGGTAAAGATAAGCTTACTAAATGGTTAGGATTGATTGTCCCGTACGCCACGTTTGGACATGAAGACAATGAACTTACCGTAAGCATTCGTTACGCGCAGCATCCGCACCAGTTTGACAGCGCCACGTATGAAGATATTATGGACCTTCCTGTTGACGCGCCCGCAGCTTCGCAAGCAAGAGTATTGTTTGGGCGTGTATCACGTTGGGCACAGGTTAAGTTTAGTGGGTCAGGCTTTGAAGTCTTCCCGCCAGTGGAGATTATCGCGCTACCGACAAAGCGAGTCCCATGATTAGACAGTACGATCCTACAAAGGATACTAAGGAGCAATTACTAGACTTGTGGAATCTCTGTTATGGGACAACATTATTTACGCTTGCGCACTTTGATAGGCTTAACTTAGATAATGTAATCATTATCGAGGAAGATAATGGAGTGGTTGGGTTTGCCTTTCTACTGGATGGGGGATTACCGTACGCAGTCCTGGATCAGCTTTACTTACTCCCTCGTTATAATCGGTTCGCTACTCTGCGGGACGTTATGGTGTATGTGGAAGCTTTATGTGCTCAGCGCGGAATCAGATGGCTCTACGCGTTAATGAACGGGACAGGCGGAGAAGCTGAGCAGTCGGTTGACTTGCTCAAGCGGAGGGCTAAATGGCAAGCGCAATACCTGGGCGAGAAGCCGATGCTGTGCAAGTCAGTCGTAATATAGACTTTGGATCGTTTGAACTTATTGTTGAGCAGACTCTAAAGGCGCTGATTGAGGATACCGCCAATGGTAGATCCATTCCCAAAGCATCCGGTAAGTAATCGTAAGGCAGAGCTATTTCACTGGTGCGCAGCAGGCGTATGTATATTACATTTAGTTATTGGATTGCTTGGCGGATGGTATCACGTTACGGGCGCATTGCGTCATAGGAGAGATCCAAATGCCAGTTAGTGGGCGAGATACGCAAGAGCCGGATTTGGCTAATCCTGCTCCAGGTACTCGGCGTAAGAAGAAGAAAGAGTCAATGACAGCGGGGCAGATAAGGGCTGAAAAGCGGCTGCGTGACCCAGGCGCACAATCAGGTGGAATGGGCGTTGGTATTCCGCAAGGGAGATCAATGACGCCATACAGAAGTGGGGTATATAGGTAATGGAAAGCGGGATGACTGTAGGGATCAGAACGCGCAATCGAGCGACCAATCAGGCGATTGAGAATATTGCTAAGGGGCTTGATCCGACCGCGCCCGCTTCTACGGGCGCTGCACAGCCTACAGTATTGCACCCAGAGGTTGAGAGCCTGAACCCACAACAGCGCACGAAGTATGACGCGGTTGGTGGGCACCCTACCAATCCGACAGATCAAGACTTAGACTACATTAAGCTTCTTAAAGGGGCCAGATGATAGTTCGTCAGTACAATCCTGAAACTGATACGCCAGAAATGCTCGCTCAGCTTAGTGATTTTACGCCTGAGTGGAAAGAGTGGATGGCTAAGAATTACGCCAACTTTCCGCCGCGAGACGTTATCGTAGCTGAAGTAGACGGTAAGTTAGTAGGCGTATTACATATCTTTGATAATGGCTTCCCGTGGGTATTCTTGGACCACTGGTATCTTCAGCCCGCTTACCGCAGCCATGCTAACGCGCGTAAGTTGGGCCAGTTTGCAGAGAAGATGTTATTGGAGCGTGGGGTCAGATTAATTACTACGACCGCACCTAAGCGTATCGGGAAGGCATTAAAGCGACACGGCTACCAGAGCAATAATATAGAATTAACTCATTGGATTAAGGGGATTTAACATGCCGGGAGCAATGGAAGGACTTACAGGCGCGCCGCCAAGGGTTCAGCAGACTGACCCGAGGACTGCTTTCATGCAGCAGCAGGAAATGCGTAACATGCAGATGGGAGATAGACTGACACAGCAGTATCAGAATTCCCTTCGTGACCCCGCGTTTGCGCTTGGCGATCCTCAACTACAGCAGCTTCAGATGAATGAGTTGATTGATAAGCAGGCTAATGCGTTGGGAGAGAGGGGTGTTACTGGCCCAGCGGCTAAAGCTATGATGGCTAAGGCTGTGGCGGATTGGAAGCTTGGTCAGATGCAGATGCAACAGCAAGCTAGGGATCAACTGCGCCAAGGTGCGCTACAGGCTTATGGACATCCCGGTACGCCTGCTGTTACTTCTACTCCGCAGCCGGGGCGCGCAGGGATTATTCCCCAGCTTGCGGGCGGCGGCGTAAAGGATTTAATGAGCCAAGTGGGCGGCAATCAAGGTCCGTCGTTTGGTTCAATTTGGAATAGTCTGACAGGTGGTAATAAGGATCTTAATACGTCAGATATGGGTATGCAGCCTAGCGGTGGTATGGACGTTGGGCTTAGTCAGGGCGGGACATAATGCCTACTGTTAATCCTCAGACCGGCGAAGTCATCTTCACAGAAGATGTTAAAGAAGGTCTGCAAGAAGGCCGTCAACGCCAGCGTGAGGGGGAGTTTGCGCAGTATCTTCAGAAGCAGGGTTTAGCGCCGGGGGCTGAAGCGCCAATTCCTGAAGGTACAGGGCCAGAGTTTATGAACTTCATGAAAGCTGGCGGTTTGAAAGGGTATCAAGAGGAACAGGTTGCGAAGCAGCAGGGGCAGGCGTTGAGTGGAATTGCGGACCAGATTTCTACAGATAACACTGCTAGCTCTGATACGCGCAACCGCGCTAAAGCTTACGCAGGCGCCTTACGCAGCGGTGGAGTGCGCGGGCCAGCAGCGATTGAGTTGCTGAAAGAACTTCAGCAGCAGCATATGTTAGACCAGAATGCTGCCGCGACGAAGGGCATTCAAGAAGGTATTATTCCAGAGTCGCTAGACGATTATGAGCACGGCGTCCGATCTATTTACTTGCATACCGACGCTAAAGGAATGGTAATGCCTAAAAGCGGTCCAGCGGCGCGTGGCGCAGAGTTTAACGCCCGTGTTGGACGGATGCAGTTTTTTACGGCTAAGCAGGCTGCGGGAATTCCACTTACGCCGGAAGAGCATACTAAGTATGAGCGCGATACTTCAATTGTAAATACAATGCAGCGGCAGATTCAAACGCCGGATATGTACCAAATCAATCTTGGCGGCTTTCCGTTGAGTCTTAGAGGGGCGCAGCAACCTCTTACGCCTAAAGTTGTTAAGCCGGGCGAGCCGGTTCAGTCTGGTAATCTAGTACCGGAAAGTAAAAGCGAAGGCTTAGCACCCGGTCAAACGACTGTAAAAATAGATCCTGAGCAAAAGGGCTGGCAGTCAGTTATGCCCGGCGCAAAGGGATATACTGGCCCGTATCAAGCCTTTCACGCGCCGCCACGGCTTCCACAACCCGGAGAAATTGGGACACGGATTGCGAAACCGCCGACTGACGCTGAAATGAAAGAACTCCGCGATATGGAGTTCTCTATTAACTCTCTGCGCAATGCGGCAGATAGAGTTGAAGGGTTAAAGCTTACTGATAGAGACCGACAAATAGCGGCAGCGCAATTAGGCGGGCCAAAAGCGGCAGCAGCAATTCCAATCTTGGGCAAGGTAATTGCGCCTATGATGCAAGCAACTAGAGCGTTATCTATTAGACCGGAATTGGCGGAACTTCAAGCGCATATTACTAATACCCGTAACCGCTACGATACGGCAATTGGCGGAATGAAGGGTGGAGGTTCGGTCCAATTCTACGCGATTACCGCAGCCGATCTTATTAGTGACTTGTCTAACGTAAACGCGCCAATTCACTTTAGAGGGCTGGCGAACGATATGCAGGCTACACTTATTTCCAAGCAGCGGGAAATGTCGCAGCGGTATGATACACCGTCAGTATACCTTCGTCCTGAGACGCCTAAAGGGAATAAAACGCCTCCTACGGCATTTGGGACGCCTAAGACAGGTACAGCGCCTGCTAAGCAGCAGCCTATTAAGAGTAGCGCGGGAGTTACGGGAGCGCCTATGGACGCGCCCACTAACCGTCCACCGCTGTCAAGCTTTCAGAGGTAATACCTATGGAAATGTTGGACGTTTCTGAAGCTAAGAAGGCTGGATGGAAAGACGAAGAGATTGTTGACTTTCTAGGCCAAAGCGCTAACTTTGACCATGAAGCGGCTAGAAAAGCCGGGTGGACCGATAAAGAGATCCTTGCTCATCTAACCAAGACTCCGGGACACAGAATGCAAGGCGCTGCTTGGCAGGCCATATCTGCGCCAATGCGAGGGGTAGCTAAGTTGGGCGGCAAGCTGGACGTAGCTAGCCAAGGTACTCCTTTTGAGCTTCGCAAGACTACTCCTGAGCAGGCTGAAGCGCGTTCTGGGCCATATGGTGACATTGCCACTAAAGTGCTTGGGACGGGCTTAGGCGGGGCAGTAAGTAAGCAGTTGGGTATGGGACCGGGAATAGGCCGAATCGTGTCTGGTGGAGGCTTAGAGGCCGCTACAGCGCCTCCTGGAACCACGCCCGCAAGCGCATTCATGCAGGGCGCGGCAACTAACCTTATTGGAGAAGGTGTAGGTAAGGCAGCGCCCGCAGCGGCAACTATCTTACCAGGCGCTAAGGCGCGTGCGATCATTAAGGCTGCTAAGATGGCTGGCCCACAAGCTGGACCGCGTGCGGGTGAGGAATGGGAAAAGCTCTATACATATGGCGCAGTTCCCGGCGCTACCCAGCCTATGTTGATTAAAGACGTTCTTAAGAATATTGAGAAGCCGCCTATGTCAACAATGGGGGGAGCAACAGGTCAAGCAGCGCAATCAGGGCTAAATGTAGGACTCAATAAGCTGCGCGAGTTACTTGCCCCTCTTTTCCAGGGACTATTTCAGGGCAATCAGCAGCCGCCACAGCAATAATGGGCGAGTTAGATTACGGACTTACCCCTAATGTCTGGCGCCCTCTACTAGTACCAGACTATAGTACTGGTAACGATCAAGGCGTTAGTGGTGGTACAATAACCACTACTACTGAGACGTTTACTTACGCCAATCAATTCGGCAACCCTAACCAAATTGGTTGGTTTAAAGAGTTCTCTGATTTAGATGTAAGAACAATCAATACAACATCATTTGTTACCTTACGTACGATAGTGATTGACTTCCGTAGAATGAGCCATCTTATTGTTGTTACTTGGAAAGATCCAAGTGTTAACTTTGGACAAGCCACGGTTCAATTTCAGGATATTCCACCGGCAGGGTTTAATGCCGCCACTAACGGGTTCGTAGGGCAGCAAACACTTGCTGTCGCAAGCGGCGTTGGGTACATGGTATGGCGATTTGATACGATGTTAAATTCAATTCATATTGGACCGTCGCCTAATATTCCACCTCCTGACGTAAGTACCGCGCATCGCTCCATAGAATTTTTAAGTAGGTATGTGTTTGGTACTACAGCCTTCGCAGTTACAGATAATGGGGGCGGATTACAAATACTCAACCATAACCCATCTATTGGTGGCTATACGGCCAATATTGAGCACGGTAACCTTATTTCAATATCTGCTCCGGCTGACTTCATCGGCAGTCACAATATTGGCTTTGCTGTTCAGGCAAAGATGTCTGCCGGTGGAACATCTACACAGATAACAGAAATCTCATACTACAGAATGGGCGGCATTAACATCAACCCGATTTCAACATAATGAACCTCCAACTTAAGCGTGTTCACAAAGATGCTACTGCTACCTCCGGGGTATTATATGTTGACGGTAAGTTTGAGTGCTATACACTTGAGCTACCTAACCCTATTCCTGCTGGCGTGTATGATCTTCTGCTCACTGTTTCTGGCAGAGCAATGAATCATACACTATGGACACCAGATCCGCAATTTAGGCTCCCAGAGTTAATGAACGTACCCAACTATACAGCTATTCGTATTCATGCAGGGAATACCGTCGCTAACACGCAAGGCTGTATCTTAGTAGGCTTAAGCAGCA